ATTTATGCGTTCCCTCATACTAAGGTTACGCACTTCGTTTAGTGTCCACCCCGGATAGTTCTGGACTAATAAGTCCTGCATATCCATGAGCAGTTCATAGTCAATCTCGTTAGCGAAACAACTCCGCTAAAGTTAGCGGAAGCGGTACCTCCGCGCCGCAAGACTGACATGGTATTTTAATTTCGCTGAGTTGTGGGCCTGGGTTGCGGTTTGTGATTTCCTGAAGAATATCTCTACGGTCTTTTAAGCTCAGTTTTCTAACATCATCCATGTTAACTACTGAAACACCGTTGATAGATTCAATACAGTTTTTCAGAAGAATTGTATCCAATTCTGCCGAGGTTTTGTTGGTAGAGGTTACAATAGCTTTTTGAGTGCTTCCTGTAGGAAGAGCTACTACTACTTCTCCAACTTTACATTTGACTGTAAAGGTGTGGTCCCCATCAAGTTTCTTAAGAGGAACATCCTTAGACAAGTCTATTTCAAAAGTTTGTTCAAAGTTACAGCTTGGGCATTCCCCAGGTCCAAGTTTAACGTCAGACCCAAAAGTAGCCTTTCTAATTGCTAGTAATAAAAGTTCACGATCACCGGCATAAAGAGCATCTAGTGTTTCTTTATCCGCTGGCTCGTCACCAATCTTTACTGTTGCTCTTTCAAGAATTGTTAAAAGAGCCTTGCCCGGATCTGTAATCTTAGAGATAATCTCTTCATCTAATCCGGTTAATTCTCTGACCTCTGCTGTAGAGATAAAACCATTTATTGGGTCTAGTAACCCACCCAAAAGTTCTACATCTGTATCAGGCGGTGGCGTAGTAGTTACTTTAGGTGCACTACTAGCCACCACCTGCTCAGAAGGTTTCATAGCTTTATTAGCTAATTCATTTGCTAAAGCTGGATCGGTTGTCGCATTTATAACGGTATTAGTAGTCATGTTGTTTGCCTTTTCTTAGTTAAATGATTTCTTTAGCAGTATTAGCTAGAGTATAGTCTGTTGCGTAAACCACATCAAATCCCTCATGCACTAGAGACATTTCTTCTACCATGAGAGTATTAGCTCCTGCGTCTAGATTGCTATAAGATAGTGATGAAATCCAAGCGTTGTATACCTTGAAGCGAAGTGATGTGTGCTGCTCATAAGCAGTTCCTGCCTGAGCTTGCGTTGTAGCGGCACCTGTACTTGCTTGAGGATTTGGATGACTTAGGACTTGAATATCAATGTTTGCACGGAATCCAGCACCTACACCCTGAGAAATGCTAGGAGTGATGACTGAGAATAAACGCTTCATCCACTTGATATTTGAGTCCTGACCTAACATTACTCCCTTAGAAAGAGTAATTGGTGTGAACGCTGATTGACCAGGGATCTGGTGAACGTTAGTATTATATCCACCTTCACGATAGGCAATAGGCTCAGTTGTTACGCTAAGACCTGATAGGGAAACAAACCCCATCTTTGCTGGTTTTGCTGCATCTTTCCATTCATCTGTTGGAAGGAAAGTAACTAAGAACCTAAAATTACGGACTGGATCCGTCATCAAGGTACTCAGTGGATTTGTATATGCTGCCATTTTTTATTTATCTCCTTTACGCTGATGCGTTTCCGGTTAGTTGTCCAAGCTTAATGACAACGAACTCTGCTGGATATTCAAGGGCAACACCGACTTCAATATTAACTCTACCTGATTGGATTTCGGTAAATGGGTTGTTAGTAGAGTCGCATTGCACATAGAACGCTTGACTTGGATTTGTTCCACGTAGTCCACCTGCTTGCCAATAAGCAAGAAGGAAGCTGTTCAAAGATGTTCTAATTTGAGACCAAAGGTTTGAATCATTGTTCTCAAAAAGAGCAAAAGATGTTAGATCATTTATAGACTTCTCAATATAAATCAAGGAACGTCGAAGATTGATATAACGGTTGTTTGGTGTGTTATCAAGGGTACGACCACCCATTATGACAATGCCTGCACCAGGAACCTGGCGGATTGCATTAATAGGGTCAACGCTTGTATTGATAGCATCAAGCTCAGCATTTGTAAATAGGTGCTCAGTTGACACGGCAAGAGCCACAACATTTTGTAGACCTGCTGGGGTCTTAGATGGACCACGGCTTGCATCAGTAGCTAGGTACTGTCCAACAACACCTGCACCAGGAGCTTGTAGGCGAGTTACACCAACGCTCTTAGTTGCATCAGGAATGTTGTACCATGGGTAGTAAGCTGCTGCAATGTTTCCTGCAGTGCTTCCAGCAAAGGTAGCAACTGTAGCTGTAATCTGATCTTGTGCTGCTGAAACTTCTAGGCCAGAAGGTGTGTCAACAACTGCAAAGCAATCTGTACGACCAGCCGCGTAAATTACAGCATCGCCATGAATTTGTGCAGTTAGAGTACCTGTAGCAGCATATGGTGCATCTGCTGCGTAGATAACCAATGGGTTAACAATAGCATCAAATGTAGCCCAAGCTGCTGAGTAATCTGTACGTGCAGGTGTTCCGCCGTCTGCACCACCAGAAAGTGATACTGGAGATACAAGAACTCCTGGAGACTTAGTTGCATCAAAACCTGTGCTAGGAATTGTAATTGCAGAGTTAACATTAGAGTTAATGATTGATCGTACAAAGTTCTTGTCTGTAGAGGACATGCTTAGATCTGTGTAAGATTCTACTAAGCTTGTTGTAGTAGTTCCGCTATTTGTTGTTGTTTGGTAAACTTCTAAGCCAAAACGGCTAGGAGATCCTGCAGCAACAATCTTAACTGCGTAGTTGCTAGACCATGTTCCTGGGCTAACTGCATTTACAGTAAATACTGGAGCAGAAGCTACAGTGGTTGTTACAGTAGCTGTTGCAGATGCTCCAGTTACGGCAGTACCTGTTGCAGCGCTTGTAACAGTAAATTGTGAACTTGAACGAGTTGCAATAACTACGTTAGTTAAGTTAAATGCTGTTGTTGAAAGACCTGTAATAGTTACAGTCTGTCCAGCAGAAAAAGTATTTGTAGCGGTATAAGTAATGGTTCCACTAGCTGCAGATGCTGCGGTAACAGTAGCTGTTGCTGTAGTTGTAGATCCTGTACCATCGTTGATGATTACAGCACCTGTTGCAGAACCTGTTGCAATAACACGCTTTACATATAGATCACGGCCGCCATTAGCAAAAAAGTTATAGGCAGCCCAAGTGGTTGGGTATGAGTCATTTAGTCCACCAAAAGCCTTAACAAAGTCTGTCCAAGTACTTACTAGTACAGGTGCAGTTGTCTTGCCTTTAGGAAGAGCACCTACAAATGCGCCGACAGCGTTTGCAGTATTTGCAGGCTGTACAGCTTGTTGCAGAGCTACTTCTTGGATATAGACTCCGGGACGGGCAAAGTTTGCCATTCGGGGTTACTCCTTCGGTTAGGTTGTTTTCTTAGTGAGGCCGGATTATTTACTGGTTTATAGTAAAAGGTATGGTTTGAGATATGAGTGATGTATTGACATCCGTTACTTGATACACAGCGTTGATTTGATCAACAAATAGTTCAGAGCTTATACGGATGTTATAGACATTGCTGAAGAGGCGTTTGCCACCTTCAGTAGTGTCTCTTTTTGAGAACCCCAACATATCCAAACGACGATTTGTTCCGTCTTGAGGAATGGGTAGTTGCCCAAATCTAAATGGTAGTCTACCAGGTGCAAACAACTTAGCCATAATCTGACGATCATGACGAGGCTGACGTGACCAGGTTGAGACTTGGTAGATAAGATCTACGGGGATAGGAAATTCAATTGGCTGGTTAATATTACCATCACCATCAAGGTTAGGTGTAGTGCCTTCTGGGGTATAGGTTAGATTTACTACGCCTCTGTGAGCACGCTCAGTATCTTCACGTACCCCTACTAAATCTAGGGTGATATAAGGATAGCTCTGTTGACGAATATCTTTGTCTGGCTGTCCGTAGTATACGGCTACAGGACGAGCAGAGTTTCCACTGTCTGAAACAGTGATACCCTGAAGCAAAGTCTTTAGAGCTTCATCTTCGTTAATAATAAAAGGCATTACATTACCCCCAGCATGTATGTACGAATAGCTGGAGAAAGGGGAGTATCCTGAGTTCCATACTCTAAGGTTTCCGCAGCTTTTTTATACTGTGGGTGAGAAAACTTTACGGTACCAGTATGGTCTATAGACATACTGTTTACAACTTCAATAGGCCACCCATATGATGTTGCATGGGCACGCAAATCTTTAGTTTCGTATTTTTTAGTATGCGGCTTGGCAGCCTGCTCTAATACGGAGTAGAAAAATTTCTTAACACTAGCCACGGTTTTGGAGCCACTTCGTTAGCAAATACCCTGCAGCAAAACCAACAACGATTTTCTTACCACCGTGTTGATCAAGGCTGGCTAAGCCACGAACAAACTCCTGTTTATCGGCATCAGTCTCTTGACGAGCAAGCCGAGTAGCTAAATTAATCATAAATCCTCCATAGGAAGGCGCAGGGTGTTACAAGCAGGGTTCCAGATTTCTCTGGCGTCAATAACTATCATAAACGAAAAAACCCCCTTACGGGGGTTAAATCGTTACTTCTTTTTAATCTTAGCGATGATCTTCTTATCCATCTTAGCATCATCTTCCTGAGACTTAGGCTTACGATGCTTCTTATCCGCCTTCTTAAAGGCTGCCTTTTGCTTTGGGGTCATACCCTTAGTATCTTTGGCATCCTGCTTCTTATCAGACTTTTCAGTGTACTTAGACATTACATGCCCTTCTTTCGTACTACGTTGGCCTTCTTAGCCTTACCCTTTGAATCAGACTTCTTAGCATACTTCTTATTAGCTGCTGCTACGGTCTTCATGCCATGCTTGTTCTTAGGCATGCCGCAACCACAGGTGGCGCACATTACTTCTTCTTCTTTCGTAGGGCAGCAAAATCAGATCCTTCTAGCTTGCCGTCTTTATCCATATCAAGCTTCTTTTGCTTTGAAGACAGTTTCTTTGAACTCTTCTTTGCAGTCTTCTTGCAAGCGCCTTTACAACCCGGCTTTGAACAGCCGCATCCACATGACTTACACATTATTTCTTACCTTTCGTATGAGGGTTCTTTTTGTGCCATTTCCGGGTTGCCTTTTCGCCTTCCTTGACGGTCTTGGCCCCAGCTTTCTTAGTTAGGTTAATCTTATCATACTTGCCTGCTTTAGCGCTGGCTGCATGATCAACGATGATATCGCCGTTCTTATTTTTCTTTACTACGTGGTCTGCCCCACCGGCTTTGATTTTACCCATTATTTTTTAACCTTTTTCTTTTTAACCTTTTTAGGCAGCTTACCTTTGGGGGTATGTTCTTCCCATTTTTCAGCCATCTTAGGGTCGTTTGCGTACATCCACTTACGTTGTGCCTGAGACTTAAAAGGCATTAGATAACTACTTTAGAATACAAAACACTCACCGCATATGACGCAGTCCCTGCTGCGGATACGGCATATAGTTTATCTCCGGCATTTAAAGCAAAGTTATAAGAGGTGTTTTTTACAATTGGTACTCCCTTATCAACACCTGCAGATGAAGTTACAGCAGAGTCCCCAATATATACTGCGCTATTATCATCATTAATAACTGTAACCATAGTTGTTGGATTTCCCGCAGGAAGGGTTGCAATTAAGGTTGGACTAGTACCTACTGTAAAGCTATCATGACTTATTGCCATTATCTCTCCTTTAGAGGGTAGACTCGTCAAAGGCAGAGTAACCAGCATAGTGCTGGAACTGTGAATCATTGACAAGTTCTTCTGCGTTTACTTGCTCACAGGATACCTGCAACAAGGTGTACTTATCTTTAATAATACCATGTGGAGAAACCTGTGTCGGCGAGAATACTTGATTTCTAAATACAATTCGATCACGTAGGTACGCATCTGGGTTGATCTCTACAGTGTGAAGTTCACGACGATTAGCCGCATTTCCACCATAGAAGTTTAGATGGTTTTCAATAACATCTACGTTAATAGTTACGGTCAAGATATCTGTGTTATAGAAACCTCGATCATTTTGTACGGTGGCACCCTGTTCTAGGTGGGCATTGACTACTGGGATAGTGAATGGGCTAAGCCATTTACGGCCCCCACCAATAACAGAAGAACCCACATCATAGATAGGATCCACTACAGTATTGACTGCATCAAAGATCCACCAGTCTACAAAAGTACCTACAGTTTGAACTAGCTCTACGCTAGTTCCTGAAATGCTTGAACCACGTTCGTAAGCGATACTAAATCTGCCCTCACGCTGGTCTCCACGCATATTTAAGATCCTACAATTGGAGGAGTAAACTTCTTAGTTTTTTTATCATATGTCCAACCAGGATAGATAGCGCTATTAGCCTCAGAATTAGCGTCTGTAATCTCCACAACAGTTGGTTCACTTAAAAGAATTGCAGCTAAGCGATCATGAGCGTGCAAAATATCAACTACTTCGCCATCAATAATAAGAGCAAGTTTAATGTTTGGAAGTGGGTTGTTGTTCTGTGTCATTCTGTCTCCTTGTATGATACGTTCACTACGCCCCATTTACCAAGTGGACACGAGGCATTAGGAAGCTTTGTCTTTAAGTGCATTAAACATCCGCACTCTTTGCACTGATTAGTTAATTTAATTAACTGCGGGCATTCGAGACAGATATTAAATCTTTGCTCCCCTATTTCTGCTTCTACCTTGCCAAGGTTCTTATTGAATAAGTCCCAAGGACGTGCAGGTCTTGCAAATGGATCCGCCATATTATATTCCTATCCAGATACTTTAAAATTATCTACCGTAGATCCCTGGCCGTATGGGCTAGAGGTCTTAATAATACCATAACTGTTTGCTTTTGCAGGTGAGGTTTCTGTGTAAGAACCTGAGGTTAGAAGACCGGTAAAGTCAGAATTTGAGTAGGCCTGATAGCTTAGTATGTTTCCTGAGGTATTTAGGCGAACAGCACCAACTAGACTACTTACGCTTATATCTCCAGTAAGGTTTGTGATAGTTCCATTTACGGAACGAATTAGCTTTATATAGTAAGAGTTGCTGAGTGTTCCGCAGGTCTGGCAACCACCGCCATATTGGTCACAGTTAGGATATGTTCCACCGCTATAGCATGTAGAACTAGGTTGATAATATGCAACACCGCAATCAGGATTTCTACAAGTGTTACAAGTAGTAGTTCCAGATGTTGTAACGGTACAAATTCCTGTTGATTGATTAGCAGTACCTCCATTTGGACAAGTCCATGAACCAGAAGTAGTTGTTGATGTATAGCAACGACCGCCGTTTTCAGCAGAGCCAGGATAAGCACTACAGCTACAAGTAGTGGTACCACCTGTTGGTACGTAGCAACTATATGCTCCTGGGTGCCCTACTTCTCCTACAGTACATTCATAAAGACATGCAACTCCAGCTCCACCGGCATAACAATCGGATGTACTATAGCAATTAAAGTTAGTTGGATCTGCAACTTGAGCAGAAGTACACCTACGAGCAGCAATATAAGCAGATCCTATATATTTCCAACCAGTTGTAGTTGTTGTACAGGTAGCGGCTCCAACGTCAGTAACAGTTGTTGTACCTGCTTGATAGGTTCCCTGGTAGGTACTTGTACCACCACCAGAAGTAGTAGATCCGCAGTAGTAGCAGCTAGCACAGCTATTATAAACCGGGTAGCTACTATCTACGCAGTGACCGTTACAGTAGCAGTTACATGAATAGGTAGTATTTATTTGGGTTTGAAAAGAAACTAAAGCGTACCAATTATTAGCATCAACTACCCAGGCAGCAACGCCTGTACCGTTAGTAATACCCGCACCCACAGTAACATCGCTAACCCCGTAGGCTACAGTTGCTATTGCATTTGAGCTAGCTGCGGTATCTGATTGAGCAGCAGATCCATTGGCATACCAAGTTCCTGAAACGTTAGTCCAGGTTTCTCCGCTATCTGCTGTACCTAAAGTTCCAGATACTGATCTGCTAAAAGAATCAGTAATAGGGCCAAGAAACCAACGTACCCAGGTAGTAGCATCTGTTTTTAACCAAGCACTTTTGGCAAGGCCCCAAGAAGTGGCACTTGTCTTTACTTGAACGTCAGTTACGCTACCCCAGTTGCTGGCATCTAGTTTTATTTTGGCAGGCATTATGCGTAGACAATCCAGATGTCCCCGACGCTGCCGTCGCTGCTTGTTGGAGCTACAGTTCTTGTGTAAACGTTACGAACAACTCCAGAGCTAATAGACGCAGCTGTTACTGTTCCATTACTCTGAGCAACATAAGATGTTACTGGGGCTACCCAAGTAGCAGTTGTTCCATTGCTTGTTAAAACGGTTCCAGAGGCTCCTATACCAAGTCTAGATACAGCTCCAGCTCCTGACCCAAGGATAAGGTCTCCGACCGCTGTAACGGTCGCTAGAGGGATTTTAGAGGTATCTGTAGGCACACCCCAGACAACTGAACCAGCGCTTACGATAAGTGACTGGCCATTAGAGCCAATACCTAGGCGTGTAACTGTTGAGTTACCAGTTCCTAAGATTAGATCACCGAGAGTTGTTACGGTAGAAAGTGGGATACGTCCCGCTGCTGATGTACTAGCTGCAGTTGTAGCTGCGGTAAGAGCTGTGTAATCAGAACTACCGACATAGATAACGTTAGATGTTGCAACTTTAGGTAAGCCAGATGCGTCTAGATTAAAACCAAGTACATTTGCATTTGAATATGTTTCAAGAAGATTAAGGCTTGTAGAACCTGCACGAAGAGTTAACCCCTTATTATTTGTGGTAGTAATTGTACTTCCACCGGCAGTTAAAGTATACGGAGCGTTAGATACACCAGAGACAAGACCTGCCTCAATATTAGCAAGGCGGTCATATACAGTTCCCCAAGTAGTTGCTTGAGAGAATGTTCCAGTCCACGTAGAAGTTAACGGGTTCTGAGATGTGGCAGCACTACCGAGTACTTCTTCAATCTTCTTAACTTCCTCTTGGAGGGAGTTAACGTTGTCAGCGATAATGGTGTTGACAAGGTCCTGTTGAGGAGTGTACTGTCTTACGCTATTGGGAAATACTGCTGCCATGTTTAAGTCCTAACGTCTATTATCCTTGAAGTTTACCATCTATTTTCAGGGCTGGAGGAGTATTCAACCTTCGTTTTTGAGCCCCTTATGCAGCTTCGTAGCTTCCTGAAATAGTGATGTTATCTGCAGTTCCCCAAATAAAGGGTCCGCCGTTACCTACAGTTGCCCATGTAGTCACTGAGGCATTAGTGCCAGGTATGATTACCGCAAAACTTGTAGTAGAACCGGTGTAGTTTCCATTGCCTATTCCGCCATACCAAGCAACTCCATTATCAAGAATTGCTGAAGAAAATGTAAAATTTGAATCATACGCCTGTACTGGTAGGGCAAAATTCCAATGCCCAGTTCCTGGGCTAGTTGTTGAGCCGTATGCAAATTTTAAGTTAAAAAATACAGTCTTCCCTATTT